TCTGAGGCAATGGCGTAGCCGAAGGACCCTGGATACCAACACCCCAGGTGCCATAGTAAAGTTTGTAATTTGGAAACCAGTTAGCTAGGAACAATGTGATAGCCGTTGTGGAGGCAAAGAAAGTACCAGTCTGCTTAGGCAACTGCCGACCAACTTCAACGAATCTCCAAGGCTTTGGAATCGATGTGTTATTCACATCCAGGCACATTCCGCGTTCTAACCAGGCCACGTTCATGACCGAGGAATTATCTGGATTCACTAAAGCATAATCCTGCTGCCAGGAATTCGTGTAGAAAAACGGCAACTCAATCTCATTCCACTTCCAAGGAAAAGGAGTAGCGCAGATCGCGTTCATGACATCATTCGCAATTGTAAGGGCTGGTTGAGCGCTAGATTGAGGGACGTTCAGGGCCGGAGCAATGTCGCCAAAAGAATAGGCGATGTTTACGATATCCTGAAGTTTTATCGTAGATAAACTTGAAGGAACAGCTACTGATTGAGGCTGTTGAGCACTTGGGAACGGTAGATTTGGCATCTTAAAAGGGGGCAGATTTCAGCCGCTGCCCCCACCGGGTGAACTTTACTTACCTGCTGCCGTTCTCTCCAAGAACGACTTAGCTTCTGGAGACTGCAGCAACTTCGCAATCCACTCAGGCTCTCGTCCTTGAAGCAACGTTGTTACTTCTTCTGGCAACTGACCTACCAGCGGCGCTTCCGACGCTGAAGGCTTATCGGTTGACTGCTCGGTCATGGCAACAGCCGAGACTTTTCCGGTTACAGAATCGTTCCAACCGATACCAGTATGGTTCGGAATCTTCATCCCTTGGATATGCAAGAATTCCTTGGTATCCTCAGGTCGCCATGTCATCTTACAGATACGACACTTGATTTCACGCTTCAAGTTAATGAAGGTGTGCATGTACACGGCGTAATCAACGGTAAGCGGAGCCGGCGACTTGAAAGTCTTCGTGTATCCCTTACGGTGATTACAGCGTGCTTGAGTCGCAAGTCTATTTCGATCCCAGTCCTTATTGGACCGACGAATCTGCTCGTCTCGTTTTGCCGCAGCCTCGATAACAGCACGTTCCTGCTGTTCAAGACGGGCTTCACGCTGGGTCAAAATCTCCAACAATTTAAACAGGCCAGTCATCATCTGATTCGGGTCTGTTGTTGGAACTTGCTTTGCTGATGTGATCGGTTCTACAACCTGATCTTCTACAGGTCCAGCAAAACCTGATAACTGCGCTCTCACTTCTGCTGCGTCCATAACTTCTCTCCTCGACCTGGCACCTACTTCTTCCGGTCGGTTACTTCTTGTTTTGATTTCTGAACTGCCATAAAGTACGTCTATAAACCCGAGATATTCTGTTCAATGCTGGCTTGCCAAAGATTTTGTGAGCTTGTTCCTCAGTCAAAATCTCTTTCAAGATTAACTGACATAAAACCGTTCGCCATCCTCGATACTCTTCTCCCCACGGAACCCCATGGCGGTCCACTCGGAGCACAGACCACTCGGGCATGTACGGAACCTGCATAAAGCATATATACACAACTTCGTCAGTTCCCGGCTTCGCTGCCCACAATCCGACAGTACTAGGCATTCCATTGTCAAATGTGAAACACTTCACGCCGTTATCACGAAGTTTTTGAATAAAATCTCGACCGTGCATAATGTTTACGAGTCGAGCTTTCTTATCTGTCAGGATTTCCTGGTCAGGCATTTTATATGACGAGGCCATCATGTCAGATACTTCTTTCTCTCTTGCCATCTCTTCTTTGGCAAACGCCTTATAGTCTTCCGGCCACTTTACCCAATTAGGGGTTCCGTTTGCCAAAAGCTTCTGGATCGTATTACGTGTCACTTTGAAATCGTGACTTCCACGAATTGGATTTTCTTGAACCGGTACTGTCCATCTCTCATATTCATGAGTAGATTCAACACCACCTGTTACTGGGTTATGCGTATCTATTTTTACCGTTTCCATTATATATTCTCCGTCATATTTTGTTCGGGGAGGGATCGACACCCTCCCCAAACAGTTGTCCATCGAATCTTTATTGCACAGCAGGAACGCTGTCGATGTAACGTTCTCTCTGTGTATTCAAACCAGTTGCTGGAGGCAACGTCACGGTCTGGTGAAACCGATAGCTGGCCCATCCCCCGATTGTAGCGGTTGGGTCAAAGCTGGATGCCGGCGCGTTATCGACTACTTTGCAGTCTATAGTGCGCCAATCGCCTTCCTGCATGTCCGTATCGCCTGGCACTTCCAACCACACGCCGATTAGAGCGTAGTTACCGAACACGTATGTTCGATATCCAACCTTACCGGTACTCTGGTAGTTGGCAGTTGTTGTGACAAACGGTGTCTGTCTGAACACGATGTTTGTGCCAGGAAGTTCAATATCCTGGGTCTGGTCGGCACCAGCCATCTTGTCAAACTTATCGATATTGCCTAGCTTCCACAAATCAACAATTGAGTTGTTAACCTGTGTGCCGTTGAAAATGTCTCCCATAACGTTCGGGGATGCGACTCCCATGAACTTGCCCTTCTTGCAAGGCAGAACGTTGTGGCTCACCAACTGCTGCTTAAGTGTTCGAATTGTTCCCAAGTCGATAGTGTAAGGAGCAGATAGTAACGCACTCTGGCTGACGTTACCGTCAACTGTGCTTGCGCTGTCAGCTACAGCGCTGTACAACTCAGAAATCGACTGACCGGCCTGATAGCCAAGTTCAACAGCCGAGTTTCCGACCAATTCATCGATTGCCGATGCAATTACGAAACTGGAGAAGTTTGCATAATTGTTCCACTCACCGATTTGAGCCGGGCTGCTCAACTGGGTGATCATTTCTGGGGCACCGATTACACCGTCCGCTCGCTGCGTTGTGTCAGCAGTTAGCGTATTGTACTGGAAGAATGTTCGGTTAATACCCATGTGCAATGGCTGAACTCGACGCTCAGCTACGGCAACAAAGGCATCCGTTTCTCCCTTTAGGTTAGGGATCAGTTCCTTATCGAACAAGATCGCCTGTGCGGTCAGAATGTTGCCCACATTCATGGCCGATGGAGATGGTCCACCGCTACTCATAGAATCCTCTTAGTCCTCTGAAAGTTCGCACAGCTTGAGGCTGTGAGGAGATTAGCCCTGACCGAAACGCTTAATTACCTTGATGCCGGCAGCTTCTAATTTTGATTGCCATGCCGGGTCTTTCATTCGTTCTCTCAAGGTCTTTGCATCCCACTGAGCTACATCTCGTTTTGTGAGTTGACCAGTTGCAGTCTGTGTCAAGACATCCACAATGCGGTTAGCATTCGAGGAACCTGGCACTATGCCACTGTTAACTCCCGGTCTCGGTTCAACCCGAACTGGGGTCTTATTCTCGGGTTGCGCTGGAGTTGCCGGCGTTGCAGACGCCGCAGGAGGAGCGGACGCTGCCGGTACTGCTGCCGCTGGAGCGGCTGTTGCTGCTGCTGGGGCAGCAGTTGCGGCTGACGCCGCTGCTGGTGCCGGAGCCGTATTTTCCACGGACGGTACCACTCGTGCTGGCACTGGGGCCAATTGGTTTGTATCTCTCAGAAACTCGAAAGCAAGCTCTAGGTTGTCTAGAGTCCAAACCAGGTTATTTTCCTGGAAGTATTCACCTAACAACTTAGTGTTTGCCTCACAGTTATTAAAATCGTTCATATGCTTAGTCAAGAATAGATAAGTCACCTTAGCTGCTTCAGCGTCTTCTATCGCTCTGTTAGCAGCTTTCTCTGGCGTTATCTCGGTTGCTTTCTTGACTTCCGCAATAGCCATTGTTGGATCGGAAGACTTTAGAATTGACTCCAGCATTTCCTTGTCTGTAGGAACTTTTGACTGTTGCGGCTGAGTCTTGAAACTCAGTTTTTGAGCCTTCAATCTCTGGAAAGCTCGGGTTGCCTGAATATGAGCCTCACGCTGCTTCACCAATAATTCAGGCCAATTTCGTGCCTCAAGATGAGTAGGCCGACCAACAGCACTGCCGTTCTCATCTGTGACTTGATAATCGGTAACAAGTCGAGTGATAATACCTTGAGGGTCTCGAACGGCTGTAACACCCATACCCCGAAGTGCATCATCTTCAGCTTGCCAGGTTGAAACCACCGGGGCTGCCGGCTGCTCTGTTGCTGCTCTAAGCAAAGCCTGCTTCGCCTCTTCTTCAGCCTGTAACGCTGCGGTTGCCTGATCTACACTCGCTTGCTGTGCTGCCAAGGCTGCAGCCTGATCTTCAGCTATACGAGCAGCTTCTGCATCGGCCTGAGCTTTCTCGGCTGCAACTAATGCCTCTGCATTCTCAACCAGCATCGCTTTATTCAAAATTTCCCGAGTTTCGGGGTCTTGAACCAAACGACGCAAAGTCTGTGTGTTCAGTTTCAAAGCATCTTCTTTAGTACGAATAGGCACAAACGGATCGCTCTGATCTAGACCAAAACGAACTTTAATAACTCCATCCACAACCTTAAAAGGTCGAGGGTCTTGCACTAGATTCTGAATTCCTTTAACAATTGCTGGATTGAAATCCATTTTATTTTACTCCGATTTGATTACTTTCTGGCCAAATGGGTTCCCTGGCCGTAGAAGTTGTGTCGCTGCCTCGATCAAACGATCTTCAGACTCTTTATCTTCAGTCTCCCGTACATTCACGGCAGCACTGTGATAATCAATAGCCTTAAGAACAGCAGAACAAAACTCATTAACTACTCTACATTCGAGATGATGGTCTCGAAGTTTTCGTTCATAGTCCCTATCTTCTGGATTGAGCTTAACTAACCTTTGATTCAACGATGCACATGCCGCATCAAACAACTCAACCAAGACTTGAAACCCTGGTTGATGGGCAAGCAATCTCAAAAGTTCTTGCTTCTGCGGAGACAACTCCGGCAGTAAAGGTGATGCCATTGGGTACTCCTTGATATTAGATTAAATACTAGAGGGCCGTGGTCGCCCCGAAGCCTTCAGTAGTGGGTTGACCGCTTACTTCATCTTCAAGAGATTTTTCAGTGGCTGACCGCAAAATTTCATTACTACCGCGATATAACTGCTCAGCCTGCATCTTAGCCATATCTTGATTAAACTTCTGATCGTTCTGTTGCTGTTGCGCCTGTTGCTGTCTACCCGCCATCGCTGCCGGCGAATTAGCATCTCGACGTGCAATCTCCTCCCTCGTCATCTTTCGCAGGAACTTCTGGGCATAACGCCATCCGGCTGCTGCTGCGAACTGGTTGAAGATTGCTACTGGGTCCCACATGTAACCAGCTTCTGAAATACCTTGGTTAAATGCTGGAGCCGTCATCAACTGGATCATGACTGGCAAGAACTGAGCCATTTCCTTCTTGGCACCGAGCTTTGCGCCGGCCAAGACTTCATATTCCATTCTCGCTTCTCGGAATTGGATGTGGTCAATACTGTTCTTCACATCCTGGCCGAGTTTATCACCAAGGACATCTCGCAAAACTTGTGTAGGAAGCAAGTCATTATCTAGATCATCCATGATCGCAAGCCAAGGCTCAAATATCTGACGGATGATTCTGCTTGTCGGACCATCAAGTCTCGATGCGTTAGCTTGAACCACGGCTGCAGCACCGGTACCAGATCGCATACCAGTTGTCTTCACACCGGCCGAACCGATACCCTGAATAACCTGATCGTTAGCGCCGGAATTTGCCGCTCCTGCAGCTTGAGACTGAGATATCGCAGCCCAAGCCTCTGATGGAACGGGCGGCATTGTCAAAAACTTGAAAGCCTTATCAACGTCTTCATCAACGTCAATGATACCGCCCTGACGCCAACGAATATTTTGAGTAAGTGTGTTGAAACCCTTCTTTCGAACCGCAGTTGGCTGCAAACCGTAAGCCAAAAGATCGAGAGCAAGATTTGTTACACCCTGCTCAACCAATTGCTCGGAGCCCAACAAAATCCCCAAACCCTGACCGTAGAAGCAATCCGGTATGTCTCGCCAATTTGCGGACAAAAACGGCTTCTTACGATATGGATTTGGCACGTTTCGAAGCAGAATGTTATGACCATTACAACTCAAAATCGTAATGACCTTATCATCGTCCCACCGCTCAAGAACCTCAAGCGGAACCTGCATCGGGTCTGCGCTTGTCTTGTAGTTTCGAGGC